GAAAGCTGAAAAAGCAGCGGAGAAAGCGCCGACTACCAAGACTGAAATGGGTAAACGCTTTAAGTCCGGTGGCGTCACTCGTGCTGATGGCTGTATTTCTAAGGGCCACACTCGTGGCAAAATGGTGTAATCATGATGTCCAGCCGTGGCATGGGGGCCATAAACCCAAAGAAAATACCCAAAGCCAAAGCTGTCAAGATGGCTGAAGGCGGCAAAGTCAATGAAGCGGGCAACTACACCAAGCCCGGTCTTCGCAAACGCATTTTTAACAGCATCAAAGCTGCCGCAGTGCAAGGCACCGGAGCAGGTCAGTGGTCAGCCCGTAAGGCCCAACTGATGGCTAAACGCTACAAAGCCGCTGGCGGCGGCTACAAAGACTGATATGAAGGCACCGCAGAAATCCCTCAAAGACTGGGGTGACCAAAAATGGAAGACAAAAAGTGGTAAAAAATCTAGTGTTACTGGTGAGCGATATTTGCCAGAGGCTGCAATCAAGAATCTTAGTTCTGCTGAGTACGCTGCAACGACCAAAGCCAAGCGGGCAGGAAAAGCCGCCGGGAAACAATTTGTAGCGCAGCCCAAGCGTATCGCAAAGAAAACAGCAGGGTTTAGATAATGGCAAACACTTCCGGCTCTTCCGCATTTAACCTTGACCTGACTGAGCTGGTCGAGGAGGCGTTTGAACGCGCCGGTAGCGAACTGCGTACCGGCTATGACTTGCGAACTGCTCGTCGCAGTCTAAACATCATGTTTGCCGACTGGGCCAACCGTGGCATCAACATGTGGACGATTGAGCCGGGGACCATCACCTTCGTGCAGGGCCAGAATACCTACGCCTTGCCGTCTGACACCATTGACCTGCTTGAGCACGTCATCCGCACTGGTGGTAACGTAGCGTCTACACAGGCGGACTTGACCATCACTCGGATTAGCGTATCAACCTATGCCACGATCCCGAACAAAATCCAACAAGCACGGCCTATCCAGATTTGGATTCAGCGGTACAACGCACAAAGCTCGCCTACGGGCCTGACGCTGAACGGCACCATTACCTCTACGGATACGACCATCACCCTCAGTTCGACTGTGGGTCTACCTGCTTCTGGTTTCATCAAAATTGACAACGAGACCATCAACTACAGTTACATCTCAGGGAATACCCTGAACAACTGCTTCCGCGCTCAGAACAACACCACCGCAGCCGCGCATACCACTGGCGCAGCCGTGTACTCGGAGCAGTTGCCCGCCGTCACTGTCTGGCCAACGCCTGATGGCTCACAGACCTACACGCTGGCTTACTGGCGTCTGCGCCGTACTCAGGATGCTGGCGGCGGTGTCAACGTCATGGACGTCCCGTTCCGGTTCGTGCCCTGCATGGCAGCGGGCTTGTCGTATTACCTAGCGGGCAAGATTCCTTCAGGTTTTGAGCGCCTGCCTATGCTCAAAGCCCAGTACGACGAGGCTTGGCAGAACGCCGCCGACGAGGATCGTGAAAAAGCTGCGGTGCGATTCGTGCCGCGCCAGATGTTTATAAACTGATATGGGCAATAGGTTCGCCAGTGGTAAGAACGCAATCAGCGAGTGCGACCGCTGTGGGCAGCGCTTCAAGTTAAAACTGCTGAAGAAGGAAGTTATCAAGACTAAGACGTACAATTTGCTTGTATGTCCTGAGTGCTGGGACCCCGATCAACCGCAGCTTCAGTTGGGTATGTATCCGGTAGACGACCCGCAGGCCCTGCGTAACCCGCGCCCAGACCGTAGCTATGTGGCTTCGGGGCTTTTAGTAAGCGGTTATTTGGGTGAGGGCAGCAGGAATATTCAGTGGGGTTGGAACCCCGTGGGTGGCTCTAGGTTTTTTGATGATGCGCTGACGCCAAATCTCTTGGCTTTGGGTGTGCAAATTGGTACAGTTACGGTTACCACATAGGAGTTAAATATGGACGCAAAGAAAGCAGTGCGGAAGCACGAAGCAAATATGCACCCCGGCAAAGCGCCGACCAAACTGCATGCGGGTGGCAAGACCAACGCCGACATGCTCAAGATGGGCCGTGGTCTGGCTAAAGTAGCCAACCAGAAGTCGTCTGGACGGAAAGGCTAATCATGGCTAAATACAGCAAAAAGATTGGTGGCAAAGAAGTTGGTGATGCCAGCGTCTATGCTGAGCCACACACCATGAAGGGCAAACCCGTAGTTGCGGAAACCAACCCGGGCAGGATGCCGAACCATAGCAAGTTGGACACCTACAACGTGAGCCTTGGTGCTATCAGCAAGTTTGCCTGTGAACAGCCAGCCAAAACCACGGGCATAAAAATCCGTGGCACTGGCGCGGCTACCAAGGGCATCACCGCTCGCGGGCCGATGGCATAAAGTATGAACTATACGCAGCTTGTAGCGGCCATTGAGTCGTACACGGAGAATCAGTTCCCAGCCACAACTCTGGCGGACGGCTCCACCGTGTCCAGCACACAACAGATTAACCGTCTGATTGAGCAGGCCGAGCAGCGTATATACAACTCAGTGCAGTTCCCGTCGATTCGCAAGAACGTGACTGGCAGCATCACAGCCAACAACAAGTACTTGGCTTGTCCGAGTGACTTTCTGGCGGTGTACTCCATTGCGGTCATTGATGCACTCGGGGTGTACGAGTTCTTGCTGAACAAGGATGTGAACTTCATCCGCCAAGCATATCCACAGCCAACAGACACGGCGCAGCCCAAGTACTACGCTTTGTTTGGACCACAGACCAATGACCCAAATGAGTTGACGTTCATCCTTGGCCCAACTCCAAACCTGACGTACGGCGTCGAACTGCACTATTACTACTACCCTGAGTCGATTACCGTAGCTGCCTCGGGTCAAACGTGGTTGGGTGATAACTTTGACTCCGTGCTGCTGTATGGCAGCTTGGTTGAGGCTTACACGTACATGAAGGGCGAAACCGATTTGGTAACCCTTTACAACACCAAGTACAACGAAGCTCTCGCACTTGCAAAACGTCTGGGTGATGGTATGGAGCGTCAAGACGCCTACCGCAGTGGACAAGTTAGGATCGCAGTCACATGACCATCGCACAAACCGCAACGACGAGCTTCAAAGTTGAACTGCTTCAAGCAATTCACAGCTTTGGCCCTACGTCCCCCGACACGTTCAAAATTGCGCTGTACACAGCGGCCTCAAGTGTTGGCCCAACAACGACTGTGTACACAACGACGGCTGAAGTGGTTGGTGCTGGATATACGGCGGGCGGCAACACGCTGGTCATCTCTACAAGCCCGACGTCTGGTAACAACAATCTGAGTGTGCCCACGGCGTTCATCAGCTTTGCCAACTCATCTTGGCCCGGCTCGACGTTTACAGCCCGTGGCGCACTGATCTACAACAGCACTGAGGGCAACAAGTCCGTAGCGGTGCTGGATTTCGGTGCAGACAAGACAGTCAGCAATGACACCTTCCAAGTTATCTTCCCAACCGCCGATGCCACCAGCGCAATCGTGCGAATCAGCTAAACAGGAGCTTATATGCCAATCGAAAACAGCCAAACTCAAGACGCCGTGCAAGCAGGCATGGTCGCCAACAAAACGGCCACGGAGCAAATGGGCGCTGGCGGCGTGTACTCCGTTGAGTGCGTAGGCCCTGACGGTCAGGTCAAGTGGACCGACACGTTCCACAATCTCGTGATGAACGAGGGCGTGCAGGACATGAACACCGAGTACTTCAAGGGCGCTACGTACACTGCGGCGTTCTTTTTGGGTCTTGTCACTGGCCCCGGTTCCGGCACTACGTACGCTGCTGGTAACACCCTAGCAGTTCATGCTGGTTGGGTTGAAAACACTGACTACACTGGTGCTCGCAAGGCCGTTACGTTTGGCACGGCAACTACGGCCAACCCTTCGGTAATTACCAACTCTGCTTCGCCCTCATCGTTTGCTATGAACGCCACGGCTACCATTGCTGGCGCTTTCCTGTGTACCGTGGATAGCGGTACATCTGGTATTCTGTTTTCCGCTGGAGACTTCACTGGCGGCGACAAGTTCGTAGACAGCGGCGATACACTGAACGTCACATACACCTTCTCCCTGACCGCTACCTAAAAGGCGGCTAGGTGTTTGGCTACGCTACATTCGCTAACTCCCCGTTTGCTGCACTTGGCGCAACGGGGATTGTGTATGACGTGGCAGTTGATGAGACGGGCACCGTCATATCGAGTTCGGAGTCGGCTAACGCGGTGTTTATAGCTTCCCAAGCGGAAGCGGCCTCAACGTCCGGCGTATTCAACACGTTGAACAACATCTTCAACAATGTGATCTCCGAGGCAGGGTCGGGGTCTTCAGCCCAGACATCCCAAGTAGCCTTTGCTGCGCTGATAGCAGAAGTCGCTTCGACCCAAGCAGCGCAAACAGTCATTGCAACGATGTTGGCAAGCCAAGCAGAGGGTGTTACGGCACTTGCTACGCCCACGGCAAATTCGGTGCTCCTTGCAGCAATCTTGGAAGCCGCATCGGGAGCGGATGCAAACACGGGTAGCAAGCTGGTCGTTGCCAGTATTTCTGAAGCGGCGTCTGGCGCGGGCGTGTTTGCTGCAAGCGCGGTGTTTTCCGGAACAGTAGCGGAAGTGGCGTCTGCTGTCGCAGCCTTTACGGTAGTGCGACAAGCAAATGTGTACCCAACGGGCGTTCAGCTATACGTCTACATTGGCGGCGTTCTTGTGTGGGCAACCATTGATGACAGTCAGACGCCGAACTGGCAAAATATAGACGACACGCAGACACCCGGCTGGACCATCCTGCCATCGTAAGGAATAAAAATGGCAATCGTTGTAAAAGACCGAGTAAAAGTCGTATCCACCACCACTGGCACAAGTGACTTTACGCTTGGTAGCGCGTCTCTCGGGTTCCAGTCCTTCGCAGTCATTGGCGACGGTAACGAGACGTATTACGCGGCTGTTGACCCAATTACGGGCGACTTTGAAGTAGGCATCGGCACTTACACCACCGCAGGCCCGACCCTCACACGCACCACAATCCTTGAGTCCAGCGCAGCAGGCGCAAAGGTCTCGTTTGGCTCCGGCTCCAAGGACGTGTTTGTAACGTACCCAGCAGAGCGTTCGGTGTACTTGGACAT